AACCAAGTAGTTTAGGTTTACAAAAAATGAAAGAACTATATCAAGAATATAAAGCAAAAGGTTTAATTGATGATAATTTTCCAGAAATAACAATACTACAATTAAAAGAAAAACTAGAAAAATTAATAACAATAATTGAAGAAAAATTTAAAAAACAAAATTTAGATATACTAAATAAACTTGAAGATTATGTTGAAAAATTTAATGAGTATCAAAGTCAAATATATTACTATTCTGGACTTGATTCTTGGAAAAATAGATGGTTTGATGATGAAAATGTTTTTATAAAAAATGATAAAGAAAAAACCGTTCTATATAAGTACAAACCAGAATTTAACGACCCACAACAAAAACCAAAAGCAATTACAGATTTAGATGGTATAATTAAAAATTATAATAATTTACTAACATCAAATACTGCTGTCGGAAAAGATATACCAATACCAATCCAGATTGGTACATTTTTTCAAAACGTAAATATTAGTGACATTAACATATCTGAAACATACAAAAAAAGAATTGGAAAAACTTTTTCTGGTTTGACTACTAGTGAAGAATATATAAAATATCGAAATGACCTTAATAAAGAAATTACCGATTATTCAAATGTTGGACAATATCCAGGGTTAACATTTTTTGAAGGACCAAAGTCTTTTATTGAATTAATGAAGAAGGTCAAAGAAAAATATGATATTAAAAAGAAAGAAATTGAAGAAAAAATAACAAAAGACATACAAAACGAATTTTCAAATCCAACAAACGGTCTAGGTTTCCAACCAACAATTAGAAATGTTTTGGCTGTATTTTTTGCACAAGGTGAAGCGTTTTTACGAATGTTAGATGATGTTCATACAAAAGCTTGGGATTTAAGAAATGATGATAATCGAAAAAAAGCGGTTTTTAATACAAGTACAACAGTACAAAGTGTTGATGTTAAAAATTCTGAACTCGATTCTCCAGTATATCCTTGGCCACAAATAATTAAAGAATCATTTGAAGAAGGTAAAGAAAAATATGTATTATCATATCCTGGCGATGACGATTTAGCCTTTCAATTTAATGCTTATAATCCAGAAATTTGGCCAGAAGTACAGTTTGTTGAAGAATTTTTAAGGGGATACACACAAGTAACACCACCAAAATTTGATAATGGACCTACTGGAAATTTCTTAGAAAGACCAAATAGATTTAGTTTTAACGCAACTGAATTTACAATTGGTAATGATGTTTATCAAAACACTGAAGAAGTAAAATTTTTCTATGAAATATATGAAAGAATGTTAGTTAATTCATTCTATTCAAAGTTCAATAGAAAAAGTATCAAAGATAATAATATACAACAATATGTTGGTGAATCAGAAACAACCGATATATTAAAAGCAATAAGTGATGACAACCCATTTATTAGTCAAAAATTAAAACAATATAATATTAATTCATCAATTTATGGAGGATTTTTAAGACATATATCAAATCAAGGCGAAGGACAAGCCTGGCAAAATTTTATTCGTGGAATTATAAACACACCTTATTTAAAAAATGATACAGACGTTTCATTTTTTATGTATAAAGGTTCAATACTAGACGAAGATAAAGCACTACCAAATGTTGGTTTAACAAACGAACAACCAGTTATAAATTATTTTGGCGGTTCTGTAATTAATGATGATTATGATTTTACTGATTTATATCCATTAACCGATTTAGATTGGTGTAAAGATTATTTAGCAAATGGTGAAGCAATACAATCTAAAATTGATGTTTTTAAGACTAGCGATACATTAGAATATAACAAAACAATTAAACTTGTTAAAAACAAAGAAAATCTTTCACCTATTGTAAATTTTAATTACAAAAGTAGTGTATTTGACCAAACATTGAATTTACAAAATTTAGAAACTTTTTACAAAGAAAGAAAAATTAAAGATCAATACACTACGGAAGGTAATTTGTATTATGAAAATTATGATGGTAAACTTGTTGCAAAACAAACAACATCTATGTTTAACACACCATATTTTGCAAATGCAATACAAAAAGGTTTATACGAATTTAGATATAGTTTGATTGAAAAATCACCATACAAAGCGGCATCCTATTTATTTTTAAATAGTTTACCACTAGCAACATTAAGAGATAAATATAAAACATACAATTCAGATGGTTCTGTAACAACAAATAGTTATATACTTCCTTCTTTAAAAAAGTTTGGTGCTATTCACGAAGTACCATATGCTTGGGTTTTAAAATATGGTGGAATTTGGCATAGATATAAAAAATTCAAACTTGATGGTGTTGACATATTAGATGGTATTTGGGAAAATACTGATTATATTGGTAACTATGATCCGGCATTTTCATCAACAACCACACAATATAATATACAAGTTGAAGGTACAAATTATGATATAGTTCTGGATGGTGTAAACACTTCTGGACCTAATCAAAAAACAATAATAAACACAGGGTTCTATCCTAAATTACTTGACGATTTTCACGTTTTTTTAAAAGGAACTAAATTATTTAGTCAAACATCAAATATTGAAGGGACTTACTACGTTACCGGAAGTACATTAGAAGTTGTTTCTTTAAACTTTGTAGCTTTAGAACCAGGATTAATTTTGTCCGGATCAACCTTAGCACCCGCTACAACAATAATACAACAATTAACTGGCACCTCTGGAAGTACTGGAACATACATCATTAGTCCCGTTCAGGGTATTGTGGTTTCTCCACCAACTAATGCACAACCATTCATTGTTACAAATAAACCAATACCTGGATATCAAAATTCAAATATACAAAACGCAATAAATGAAGATTTTAGAATGATACCAACAACAAGTGCTTTAATAAATAAAGGACCTGGTATTCTATCACCAAATAGTTCTTTAATTTGTTTACCTTGGAGTTGTTATACGTTAACACCAGATAAAAAATCTATATTTACACTACCATCTTTTGGCTCAAATATTAATCAAGCAAAACAAGAATGTTTTAATAGTAATGGTAGTATGAAAATTGATATAAGTAATAATCCTGCACTTTTTAATGGTGCTGTAAGATTATTTTGGAAAGCACCAAACTATGGTTATTTTGATAATTCAAAACTTGCAAAACCACAACCAGACGAATACATCAAAGAAATATTTACCAATCAAGAAGAACAAGAAAACTTTGGTGTTTTTGGTGACTCAACAAAATATTCAAAAATCAGTGAATTGTTTACAACCTTCACACCTGAAATTTTAGACCAATTTGAAAAACAATTTTTATTATTTAGTAAATCTGTTTATGATTTTGAAAGTAATTTACAACCAAGGGAAGAAGAAATAACAGTCGAAGAAACTTATGAAAACTTCCAAGGTTTAATGAGGACAATGTTTAAAACAATAAATCCAGAAGGGTTAACAGGTTCAGCATTGATAAATGAAATAACGGAAAATCAAAAAAAGTCTTTTCAAAAAACAATAGAAACATTTATGGATTACCAAGTTGTGTTCAAATACGGTAATCCTTCTAATTTTGATAAAAAAATGTTTTATTCATTTTCAACAGACTTTATTCAAGACCCATATACCTGGGCAGGATACGTACAAAATTCACCCGGAATTTTACCAACACAAGGTGGAACAATAACTCTTGCACAGTCTAAAACACAAAGTCCAGAAACTTGGAAAGCTTTAGAAACATATGTTGGTTTTTCTGAAATACCAGAATTGGAATATACAAATAATGGTTCATATATTACAGATTTCTTCATTGATATGGATATGGAATTTACGGAAAACAATGTAAAATTCTATGCACCAATGATTAAATTGTACGCAACACAAAAATTAAAAGACCCAACTTTAACGATGAATAAGTTTTTTGGACTTATGAATAGTTACATCAAAGATGGTGAAACATATTTAAATTTAATTTTAGATAACACTTTGACATCTGTTAGAAACAAGTTAGGTAGTGTGTCAATTAAACAAAATCAAACTGGTGTAAAATTTAAAGAATATCTTGGTGAAATATCAAGATATGAAACATGGGATATGTTTAAAACAATAAACGATACTTGGATTTCTGGGGCAGATTTAAGAAGTAAAACACTTTTTGAAGATGTTTTACTTGTTGATAGAGCAAGTCGAGATGTAGGCCAAAAAATATTTGTAGACATCTTTTTATTGAAAGATAGGATTAGTCAATGGTTACCTTCAAATAATATGCTAGGAATTGTAAATACAATATTAACTGATAATCGATTTACATATTGGATTTTACCAGCATATGCTAATTTTTATAATGTACAAGATGTGTCTAAAAACCCAAACCCAAGACCAGAAGGAACTTTAGAATTTGCAAAAACTCTATTTGGAACACACACAACTGTCGATTACAGAGAAACTGGTGCTAAAATAGTTGCGATGTACGCCCATGTAGACAGTAAACATTTAGCAATGAATACAAATGCGGATTATAGATTTAGGGATGATGCTTTTGATTTAAGAAGGGCAAGTGATAATCCATTACTTGAAAGTCAAGAAGGAAAAACAAATTGGGACAAATCAAATAAGGTTGTTGGGTTTAACGTCGATTTTGGACCACAAAACCAACAAATTTTTAAACAAATTGATATTGGTCAAGACGTTGGAGAACCAACAGCAGAATCTCTCCAAATGTTAAATCAAATGGCAAATCAATCAAGAAACAGAACAAGTGCTTCACAAAGTGTTTCATTATATAATATCTATAGAAATAGAAGTTATAAATGTTCAATAGATATGTTAGGTTGTGCGTTAATACAACCAACAATGTATTTTAATCTTAGACATATTCCAATGTTTAGTGGTCCTTATATGATTACAAATGTAAGTCATAGAATTAGTGAAAATGGTTTTGACACTTCAATTGAAGGTCAAAGACAACCTTTTTATAGTATTCCAGCAATTGATTCATTATTACAATCATTAAGTACAAATATTTTAACAACAATTAAAGAAAGAATCAAAAAAGAAGAAGACGCAAAAAAGACAACAGAAACAAACAACGTAATAAAGGAAACGTCTGACGCTACAAATAAAGTACAGGAAAATAATAAACCAAAACCAAGTGAAGTACAAAATTGTTCTACAGCATTAGATTCGGCATATACAAATTATACAGCAACAACACCAAGTCAAACTGTAATAACAGTTGGAAACGCTTATAGCAAAATAACAGAAATTGTTAATCAGTTTGCACCGCAAGGCGTAAACCCACAACAAGTAAGTGCATTTATTAATACGTTCTTTTCATTGATTTATATTAATAGTAAAAATGGTGAAAGTTTTTCAAATTATAATAATAATTTTTCATCGGTACCATTGAATGTAAATTACGGTGAACCAGCTAAAAAATATTTTAATAATAGTTATGTTTGTTTGAGTTCAAACGGAACACAAAGTCCTTTCGCGGTATTTAGTGATTTTGAATCGCATATAAAATTTTTAGTTGATAAATATAAAGATAAGATTTTAGGATCACCAATTATTAGTATCACACCAGATTCTGAAGTAAACAAAAAATCATATATTGATGCTATTGCCGAATTTATTGTTAATAAGTTCCCAACCGAAAAGAATGTTTGGACATCATTAACTGAACAAGTTAAAAAAGAATACATACAAAAAGTTACAGAAGCAATTACATTTGTTTTATCTAATCAACCAAAACCAGTTGTTCAACCACCACAAGAGCCTGAAATTCCGATATTCTTATTTGAACCAAAATTACTTCCTGCTAGTATTGGAAAAATTGTAAACGGTTTAATAATTAGCTTAAATCCTGAAGCCGACAAAAGAAAAATATTTTATGTCAGTATAATTCTTGCCTCAACATCTATTTGTGCTGGAACAGGGCTATATAATCTTGGAACAGAATACGTATCAAGTGACGGACAAACATTTAATATGACTTTTAATCAAATTTTTGATCAATTTGGATGCTTAGAAGAACCAATTAATGATCAAGTTGGTAAGTATTATTTACAATTTCAGATGTACTCAACCCCAATTAAAAGTGATGGTAGTCCAGACCGAACAAGAGAAGATTATTATAAAATATTTAAATTAAATTTCGAATTCAACCAAAGCGGTACCCCAATTTTAATACAAAATTAAATTTTTTATCTTTGATAGATATTTATAAATAAATAAAAAATATGAACACAAAACTAATATTGGATAATTACCTAGGTAAGAACACAAGAATGTCGGAAAAAGACGCTGGTAATGGATTTAAAGAAGTATGTGATTTAGATACTGGTGATTGTTATACTGTTAGAATGAAAGATGGTCTAATTGAAAGAGTTGATAATACAATGAAACAATTTAAAAAAATTCAGGTCGAAACAAAATCTGGAATAAAAACATTATTAAACGGATAAGATGAGTGTAGAACAAAAAATTATTGAAGAAATTGCAAGATACAATAGTATCAACAAATATATTATGGAACAAGTTCCACCACCACCAGCAGGTGAAGATTTGGGAGCACCACCCCCTCCAGGAGGTGAAGCACCACCAGCAGGAGCAGCACCACCACCAGAAGGAGCAGCACCACCACCAGCAGGAGCAGCACCTGGAACACCAGCTCCACCCACAGAAGGTGAACCAGTTGATGTTGAAGCTGATGCAGACGTTGAAGAAATTGGGGCTGATGAAGAAGGTGGAGAAGAAGAAATTGATATTACAGATCTTGTTGACACACAAAAAACTATGGCCGACAAACAAGAAGAATATTTTAACAATTTATTTTCACAACTTTCAAACCTAGAATCAAAACTTGGTGAAATGGATCAGTTAATTAATAAAATAAATTCACTTGAAACTAAATTTGACCAATTTAGACCAAAAACACCAGAAGAAAAACTTGAATTGAGAAGTTTGGATTCGGGCCCTTTTAAACAAAAATTATCAGATTTTTTTGTAGATAAACAAGAAGAAATGAGACAAACTGGTAAAAACGAATATGTTTTGACTAGTGATGATGTTGAAGAATATTCACCTGAAGAAGTTAAAACATCTTTTAACGACTATGAAGATGAAGAAGGAAATAATATGGGCTAATATTTAAGGTAGAAAAATACTACCTTAAATTTTTACTTATTGACTGCGACACAAATTTTAATTATATTTTCTATTGTAAACTTTTAATAAATAATATATATGGCGACAAACAATGTTTTAGATGCAGTTTTGGCTCAGTATGAAAGCTCAAAACAAAGTGGTTCTTCTTCCACTTCAAAAATGTCTCAAGAAGAAAGAATGAAAAAGTATTTTGCTGCAATACTTAAAGACAATGAAAAGCAAGCACAAAAAAGAATCCGAATCCTACCTACATCGGACGGTTCATCACCATTTAAGGAAGTTTGGTTCCATGAAATCTTGGTTGATGGTAAATGGCAAAAGTTTTTTGATCCAGGAAAAAACGACAATGAACGTTCCCCTTTGAGTGAAGTTTATGATGTTCTTATGTCAACTGGTAAAGAATCAGACAAAGAACTTGCAAAACAATACAAACCTCGTAAGTTTTACATTGTTAAAGTTATTGACCGTGATAACGAACAGGATGGTGTTAAATTCTGGAGATTCAAACACAATTACAAACAAGAAGGAATTTTTGATAAAATTATTCCTATCTACAAAGCAAAAGGTGATGTTGCTGATGCAGATAAAGGAAGAGACCTTATTCTTGAATTAACTAAAGCAAAAACACCAAAAGGAGCATTCTATACTGTTATCCAAACAGTTATGTATGATGACCCATCTCCAGTTCACGAAGATGAAGATACAATGTCAGAATGGATTGCAGACGAACTTACTTGGGAAGATGTTTATTCTAAAAAACCTACGGAATATTTAGAAGCAATCGCTCGCGGTGAAACACCAAGATGGGATTCAGATGCTGGAAAATACATCTATTCAAACACAGAAGAAGTTGAAGTTTCTATGGGTGGTAAATCTAAACCTCAAACAAAGGTTGAAGACCCACAGGCAAATGATGAAATCGACGAAGAATTACCATTCTAAATTTAATTAAAAATATGTGGGTATATTGGTATACAATGTACCCACTTTTTCTTATCTTTTTAAAAAAAATATATGGCAATTAAAAAAACAGATTTTAGTACTCTAAAGAAAAAATTCTCTTCAGATGCAAAATACAAACCACAAAGATATTTTGATTTAGGACCAGCATTTTTGGATGCTGTAGGACTTCCAGGTCCCGCTATGGGACATATCAATATGTTTCTTGGACATTCAGACACGGGAAAAACAACTGCACTTATAAAAACGGCAGTTGATGCTCAGAAAAAAGAAATACTACCAGTTTTTATCATCACAGAACAAAAATGGTCTTTTGATCACTCGAAACTTATGGGGTTTGAATGTGAAGAAGTTGTCGATGAAGAAACTGGAGAATTAACTTGGGATGGTTTTTTCTTGTTCAATAATAATTTTAGTTACATTGAACAGATTACAGATTACATTAATGATTTATTAGACGCACAAGAAAAAGGTGAATTAGATTATTCACTTTGTATTATGTGGGATTCAGTTGGTTCAGTTCCTTGTAAAATGACATATGAAGGTAAAGGTGGTAAACAACACAATGCTTCAGTTCTTGCCGATAAAATTGGTATGGGTATTAACCAAAGAATTTCCGGATCAAGGAAAGCAGATTCAAAATACGAAAACACATTAATTATTGTTAATCAACCTTGGGTTGAATTACCTGACAATCCATTTGGTCAACCAAAGATTAAGGCTAAGGGTGGTGAAGCAATTTGGTTAAATTCATCTTTGGTGTTTCTATATGGAAATCAAAAAGGTGCTGGAACCACAAAAATTACCGCAACAAAAGACAAAAGAACTGTTAAATTTGCATCGAGAACAAAAGTATCTGTTATGAAAAACCACATCAATGGACTTGGTTTTGAAGACGGAAAAATTATTGTCACACCACACGGATTTTTACCTGGAAAAGACGCAACAGAAGAAAAGAAATCTATTGAAGATTACAAAAAAGAGTATGCCGAATATTGGAAAAATATTATTGGTGTAGATGGTGAATTTGATTTAAAAGAAGAAAAAGTTTATGAACAAGAATAAATTAAAAGTAGTATCATTATTTTCAGGTTACGGAACACAAGAACTGGCACTTAAATATATTGGTGTTGATTATGAAAATGTAGCAAATTGCGACAATTTCAAACAAGCAAATGAGTGTTATGATGTTTTACACACAACAACAAATGGTAATCTTGGAGATATTAGAATGATTGATGAAAATAATTTTCCAGAATGTGATTTATTAACATATTCATTTCCTTGCCAGGACATTTCGATTTCTGGTGTACAAAGAGGAATCAAAGAAGGAACAAGAAGCGGGTTATTATTTGAAGTTGAAAGATTGTTAAGTGCTAATAGACCAAAGTTTCTATTGATGGAAAATGTTAAAAATCTAATATCAAAAAATCACATAGACAACTTTCAAAAACACATCTATTTTTTAAGAGGTCTTGGATATAGTTCATACTGGAGAGTTCTTAACGGTGCTGATTTTAGTTGCCCACAGAATAGGGAAAGAGTTTTTATGATGTCAGTTTTAAATAGTAGTGTTGATGAGGTTAAAGAAAAGATGATGAATGTTGACAACTATAAAAGAACAAGAGTACCTATGAAATCTCATATTGAACAAAATTTTGACGAATCATTAATTATTAATTGTGCTTTCACACCACATACACCAAAAAAACATACAATTTGTAAATTAGCCGGAAGAAGAAATGATGTTAAATATGATCAAGCAAGAAGAATTTATTCTGTTGATGGATGTTCACCCTGTCTAACAACAAGTGGTTCACCACAAATTTTAACTGAAAATGGTAGAGTAAGAACCATTACTGCAAGAGAAGGTTATAGATTTATGGGTGTTAGAGAACAAGATATTAATTTACTACTAACAACTTCGTTATCAAACACAGCACACGTTTCTTTAGCCGGTAACTCAATCTGTGTTCCAGTTATGGAAGCGATATTTTCAGAATTCTTTTCGGAGTATATCGTAAAAAAAGAACCAATATTGTCAAATCCTTTTATTGACGAATTTAATGACTAAGACACTTTTAGTTGATGGTAATAACCTTCTGAAGATTGGATTTCACGGTGTTAGAAACTTTTTTAATAAAGGGGAACACGTTGGTGGTACTTGGCATTTTTTAAACACACTAAGAAGGTTTTTAGAAGAAAATAACTATAATAAAAATGTTGTTTGTTGGGATAGTGAAACAGGTTCTTCACAAAGAAGAATTATATATCCAAAATACAAACTTAATCGAAAACAAAAAGACGAAGACGATTTTAAAGAACAATCTTTTATTACTCAAAAAAATAGAGTAAAACAATACCTAGAGGAAATGTTTGTAAGACAATTGGAAGTAGAACAATCGGAGGCCGACGATTTAATTGCTTATTATTGTCAAATTTCTGAAGATGAAGATAAAACAATATTTTCTTCTGATAGAGATTTAACGCAATTAATTTCTGAAAAAGTAACAATATATTCACCCCAGCAAAAACGATATTATAAAAATGGTGATAGAATCAAAATCTATGAATCCGAAATACCACATTATAATGTTAAAACCTATAAAATATTAACTGGTGATAGTTCGGATAATATTGATGGTATTTTTTATTTGGGTCAAAAAACATTTATAAAATTGTTCCCAGAAATACTTGATATAGAATTAAAATATACAGATATTTTAACAAAAACAGAAAAGTTACTTTTAGAGCAGAAGGGAAATGTTGTTTTACAAAATTTACTCAGTGGTAAAACCAAAGAAGGGATATTTGGAGAAGAGTTTTTCACAATTAATGAAAAAATAGTGGACTTAGCTAATCCACTTATTTCAGACGAAGGAAAAGAATTAGTAAAACTGTATTACTCAGAGTCATTGGATCCAGATGGTAGAGGACACAGAAATCTAATTAGGATGATGATGAATGACGGATTTTTCAAGTTTCTTCCAAAGGGTGATGATGCTTGGGTAAATTTTTTAAAACCATTTTTAAAACTATCAAGAAAAGAAAAAACAAATTTTAAAAACAAAATAAAAAAGTAAAAAAATGAGAGATCAAGAAGTAACAAAAGTAGAATTTCTTTTAATGTGTAATGACAACATCGTTGTACAAAGATTCTTTAATGTGAAAGGATTCAACAAAAATGCACATAAATCAGAACAATTCTATGATTACATTAAGTCATTTTGTAATGGACTACAATATGATTTAAAAATGAGGTCCATAGTTTATATGTTAGATAACCAATATGAAATTATGGAGAACCCGGAAGTGTTAAACACATCCATAACAGAAGGTTACGAAATTTTTAACCTTTATATTAAGGTAGAAAATATGACAATTTGTCAGAGGTCATTTGATGCAAAAGTATACCCCCCAAAGGTCAGATATACCGTAGACCTACGACCAAAGCTGAAAAGTGTACTGTCGGAACTTACTGACATTTTTTCAGGTAAAAAATTTAATTATTTTTATCCACAATTTATTCAAAACTAATAGTATTTATCATTACTGATAGGAGGAAAAAATTATGGCGACAAACAAAAACTTTGAATATCTTGGGAACAATTTTCAAATACAATTACTTAATCAAATCATTGTAGACAAAGACTTTTCACATTCGATTATTAATGTAATCGAAAACAGTTATTTTGAAAACAAGTACTTCAAAATTATCATTCAAATGATAAAAGAATACTATAAAAAGTATGATCACACACCATCATTTGATACTTTAGAACAAGTCGCAAAATCCGAATTACAACAAGAAACTGCGGTTAAGGTAGTTCTTGATACAATTAAAAAAATCAAGTCTTCACCTATTGATGGAGTGGATTTCGTACAAGAAAAGGCACTTAAATTCTGTAAACAACAAGAATTACAGAAGGTAATGAAAAAGGCTCAAAAAATTATTGACGGTGGTGAATTTGAAAACTACGACACCCTTGAAGAATTAGTAAGAGAAGCATTACTTGTTGGTTCAAAAGACACTAGTACTATGGATGTCTTTTCAAACCTAGACCAAGTCCTTGACGATGACTACAGACATCCAATTCCAATAGGTATACCAGGAATTGATAGATTGTTAAAAGGAGGGCTCGCAAAGGGTGAGATTGGAGTTATATTAGCACCAACTGGTGTTGGTAAATCAACAATACTTACAAAGATTGCAAACCATGCCTTTAATCTAGGATTTAATGTCTTACAAATATTTTTTGAAGACAACCCAAAGGTTATACAAAGGAAACACTTCACACTTTGGACAAAGATTCACCCTGACGAATTGTCAGAAAAAAGAGAATACGTGATGAATAAGGTAAAAGAAATCGAAAGTACAATGGAAAATACTTTAGATTTGAAAAAACTACCATCCGATACAAAGACAATGCTGCAAATTAAGAATGAAATAAGAAAAATTATTGCAGATGGTACAAAAATCGATATGGTTATTTTGGACTACATTGATTGTATAGTTCCAGACAAAAACCTTGGGGATGAATGGAAGAGTGAAGGCTCAGTAATGAGGGGTTTCGAGGCTATGTGTCACGAATTAAATATTGTTGGTTGGACCGCAACACAAGGTAATCGTTCATCAATTTCTTCGGAAGTTGTAACAACAGATCAAATGGGTGGTTCAATCAAGAAGGCACAAGTTGGACACGTTATTATTTCAGTAGCAAAAACATTACAACAAAAAGAAATGAAATTGGCCACAATAGCAATTACCAAATCTCGTATTGGAGATGATGGTGTGGTGTTTGAAAATTGTAAATTTGATAATGCAATGATTGAAATAGATACCGAATCTACAACCACATTCTTAGGTCTTGAAGAACAAAAAGAAGAAAGACAAAGACAAAGGGTTAAGGAATTGTTGGAGAAAAGACAACAAAAAGAACAAGAAAAACAAAAATCTTAAATAAAATAATTAAATTAATAAAAATGGATATTTCACAAAAAATATTGAGCGATATTACGGTGTATATGAAATACGCCAAATTTGTTCCTGAATTAAATAGAAGGGAAACTTGGGAAGAACTGGTTACAAGAAATAAAGAAATGCACCAGAGAAAGTACCCACACATTAAAGATGAGATAGAAGAAGTATATAAAATGGTATATGATAAAAAAATTCTTCCATCTATGAGATCATTACAGTTTGGTGGGAAACCAATCGAGATATCACCAAATAGAGTTTATAACTGTGCTTATATGCCGGTAGACCATACTGATGCTTTTTCAGAAACGATGTTCTTACTTTTAGGTGGAACAGGTGTAGGATTTTCAGTGCAAAAACACCACGTAGATAAGTTACCAGAAATTAAAAAACCAAACCCAACAAGAACAAGAAGATACCTTATTGGTGATTCAATTGAAGGATGGGCTGATGCAATTAAAGTTCTTATTGAATCTTATATGGGTTCAAAATCATCAACACCAGTATTTGATTTTTCAGACATTCGTCAAAAAGGAGCCTTACTTGTTACATCTGGAGGAAAAGCACCAGGACCTCAACCTTTGAAAGATTGTATTCACAATATTACAAAGGTATTAGAAAACAAAAATGACGGTGAAAAATTAACACCGATTGAAACTCACGATATCGTATGTCATATTGCTGATGCGGTACTTGCTGGTGGTATTAGAAGAGCAGCACTTATTTCATTATTTTCGGCTGATGATGATGAAATGATTTCTTGTAAATCTGGAAACTGGTGGGAACAAAACCCACAAAGAGGTAGAGCAAATAATTCAGCGGTTCTATTAAGACATAAAGTAACACAAGAATATTTTATGGATCTTTGGAAAAGAATTGAATTATCTGGAGCAGGAGAACCTGGAATCTATTTATCAAACGATAAAGATTGGGGAACAAACCCTTGTTGTGAAATAGCACTTCGTCCTTACCAATTCTGTAATCTTTGTGAAGTTAATGCTTCAGATATTGATTCACAAGAAGATTTTGAAAAGAGAGTTAAAGGAGCTGCGTTTATTGGAACACTCCAAGCTGGATATACAGATTTCCACTACTTGAGAGATGTGTGGAAAAGAACAACTGAAAAAGATGCACTTATCGGTGTTGGAATGACAGGTATTGGTTCTGGTGTTGTGTTAGGATATGATATGAAAGCAGCAGCTTATGCCGTTAAAGAAGAAAACGAAAGAGTTGCAAGTCTTATTGGAATTAATAAAGCTGCTAGAACAACAACAGTAAAACCATCCGGAACCTCATCATTAGTATTGGGAACATCATCTGGTATTCACGCTTGGCATAATGATTATTATTTAAGAAGAATCCGTGTTGGTAAGAATGAAGCAATTTATACATATCTTGCAATCAATCACCCAGAATTAGTCGAAGATGAATACTTTCGTCCACACGATACTGCGGTAATTACAATACCACAAAGGTCACCAGAAGGGTCTATTTTACGTTACGAATCAGTATTCCAAATGTTAGAAAGAGTTAAAAAAGTTGCTCAAGAATGGATTAGAAATGGACATAGAACCGGACAAAACACACACAATGTATCAGCTACAGTTTCAATCAAAGAAGATGAGTGGGATTTAGTTGGTGATTGGATGTGGAAAAACAGAAAATTCTATAACGGATTGTCAGTACTACCCTATTCTAACCATACTTACAAACAGGCTCCTTATGAGGATTGTAGTAAGGAAGAATATGAAAGATTACTTAAAACATTAACAAATGTTGATCTTACAAAAGTAATTGAATTGCAGGACAATACTAATTTGAGTGGAGAATTGGCTTGTGCAAACGGATCTTGTGAGATAATTTAATATTAGAAAAGTAAGGAATTTATTAAAAGTTCCTTACTTTAACTTGAGAAAACAAAATTAAAATGACAGTAAACGCATCAAAAGATTGGATACAACAGTTATATGTTCAGGAGACAACTAAAAAATCTCCTGAACCTGACTTTTATAAGGATAAATTTGGAAATATTGTTATGACCGAATCATTCCATATAAAACGAGGTAAATGTTGTGGGTCCCAATGTAGGCATTGTCCCTACGAACCACTTTACCAAAAAGGTAATACAAACCTAAAAGAATCACTACGAAAGTAGTGATTTTTTTTTATTAATATATTTATAATATAAAAGTATTATGAAAATCAAAATAACCGAAAGTCAATTAAAAAGAATTATAGAAAAGTATCAAGAAACAAAAGATTTAAACGAAGCTTGGTATGACGATGTTTTGGATAAAATTGGATTAAATTTTGACAATTTAAAAGATAAGGTTAAAGATGTTTTTAAAAAAGTTACCGGTATTGAATTACAAGATAAGGATGAAGTTGAAAAAAAGGACATACCTTCAAAAAAAGAAGTTGAAAAG